ATGGAACCATTTAAATCGAAAATAGTAACTAACGTATTGTTAATGATAATTGTTTCTATGATACTCACTATTGGAATCAGAACCGAGTTAGAACATAAACAGCAGATAAATGATCATCTAGTAGGTGATGTTAATGGAGATGGAATACTAAACATATCGGATATGGCCATGATTAAAAGTCATCTAATGGGAGTAAGACGTCTCGAGAAAGTAGAGCAACTCCGAGCTGATATCAACAAGGATGGGATAGTGGATGGAACAGACTTGGAACTTGTAAGAATAATCATTCAAAGAAAGTTAGGGGTGTATGAATAGTGATTGACAATGTCAAACTTGAGCGGCTTAAATCTGAACGCAAAAGATTAGAAGGTTTAATTACAAACAGCAAGAGCAATGAAATGAAAAATGAATTGATAGTTCAGGAAGCAATCGAAGAACTCCATGATATTAATAATCAAATTGAGATCGTCGAGAAAGCATCTAGCAAATTCCTAAAGGTCTTTGAGAACAAGCGTGCCCATATAAACTATGCTAAATCTGAATTGAAACAATATATGTTCTTATTAGGTGTGTGCCATGAATTGCAAGATAAAATACTTGTGATCCTAACTCAACTAAAAGGTGTAAAGTCTCCTGGTACAACTGTAATCATTTCAAATGGAAATGGCGAAAGTAAAGAAGTAAAAGCTCAAGCACTTAGAGATAAACTTCAGGAGTATCAAAAAGAATATGCTACGACTCGCCACAGAACTGATAAAATTGAAGACTTCTTAGATAACTTATCGGATCAAGACAGGAAGATTGTTACAAAAATATATATCAATAGCAAAAGAGAGGACAAACTCACTATGGAAGTTTTAGCGAGAAGACTAGGAGGTAGTGAAAAAACATTAAGACGATCGATTGATGAAATCATGATTAATTTTTAAGTTGACCGTCGCGCCCTGTTTTTTGATGATATTATGTTAGTGTGGCTTTCAAGCCATTCAGTTATCTGACAACAATCATTATCCGTACAAAAGGCATGCATTAATTTGTGTGTCTTTTGTTTTGGTTCGCGCCACAGTATAACAAAACAAGTTATTATTACCTCCACTGTGGTGGGAACGAGAAAGGAAGATACTATGTATATTTGTGTAAGAAAGACAATTGGAAAAAATGTCAGCGGAATTCAAGTCCAAATTAATCCAGGTGATGTATTAAAAATAGTCAAAAAAGTAAGGAACTCCTATATCGTATCTGTCAATGGTCAAGGTAATTTGACTATGCAAGAGGAATCGATGAGATTCAACTTTAAACAACTATGATGTACAAATCTACCAAATGGAAAAATAAAAGAGAATATATATTAAAGCGAGACCATTATATTTGCCAGGAGTCAAAAAGATATGGTCGAACGATACAAGCAAGTCATGTACACCACATCTATCCATTAGAGTCTTATCCAGAACTAAGATTTGAAAATTGGAATCTGATTTCACTCTCTCGAGTGGAACACAATAAAATGCATGATCGAGTTACAAATGAAATAACAAATAAAGGTAAGTACTGGCAAAGAAGACGTAGAAAGGAATTCGAAGAATGGGAAAAGAAAAAACAGAAAAAGTTCAAGTGATACTACTATGCATCGCATTCATACTGTTTGAAGTGGCCATATATATCTGGCTTCCTTATTGGCAAACTATCTTAATAACGCTAGGTTTTAATCTAATAGTGGTTGTGCTTGTCTTACAACTCATTGAAAAAGAAGAATAGATGTATGATGAACAGACGTTGTGAGGCATTTATAGACACATACGTAACTAAAAATATTACGCATGTAAAGGTACATGCCATTACTTATGAGCTTTCTGTGGTCGATACAAGGACCCCCCCACTCCAAAAATGGAGTTTAGAAACTCCTAGGGAACGGTAAGGGGGCACTTTTCCAAATGTACGATATTTCAAAAACTTTTTTCCGGATGGAGGTGATGAATTGGCAAACAGCGGAAAACGGTCTAGACAAGCGGTCATTAAGAGAAACTCGACTGCAGAATTTATAAAAAAGAAGACCATAAGTAATATGCAGTTACTGGGTACCTACAAACCTGAGTACGATGTAATCATCACTGTTTTTGCTGATACTGTTCGTGCTTACAACAAAGCGATGGAACAATTCATCAAGGGCGGAGAAAAGCTAGAAGTAGAAACCGAAAATGGCACAACGAAGAAAAGTGGTACTGCATCTTCATTGGAAGTTTTGCGTAAAGATATCCAAAATTTATCGGACAGACTCCTGCTAAATCCGAAAACAGGGATGACATCTGAAATCCTAACTCAACCCACTCAAAATATGGATGTAGAGGATTTATTTAAGGTCCTTGATGAAAAACTATCCGAATAAAGCTAAATTTGATGATTATGTAAATGGTGTCATGAGTGGTGATAAACCAGTAAATGCATATCAGAGAAAAGCGGTGGAAAGGTATCTTGAGGATTTAAAGAACCCTAAGTATGAATTTAAACCCAAGGATGCTGAAATCGTAATTAGTCTTATAGAGTATCAAATGGTGCACAAACAAGGTGAATTATTAGATGGAACTCCATTAAGGGGAAAGCCATTCATTTTAGAGCCTTTTCATGTGTTCCAAATTTATAACCTATTGGGATTTAAATTGAAAGGAACTAACATAAGACGATACAAGGAAGCATTTATTTATATACCTCGAAAAAATATTAAAACTTCATTTGCCGGTGCTTTAGCGTGGGCATTAGGAATTCTTGAACGAGAAAGTGGTTCAAAAGTATATATCGTATCTGCTGCATTAAAGCAATCTTTAGAGTCTTTTGAATTCATATCAAATAGTCTAAAACACATAAACCAAGTTGATAAAAACCCAAAGGCTGGATATAGGCTAAGAGAGAATAATCAAGAATATTCAATCTATCGTGAATTTCCGAGTGGTGGATCGTTATACATCCAAGCACTTGCAGCCAATCCTGATCGACAAGATTCATTAAACTGTAATATTGCAATTGCTGATGAAATTCATGCTTATAAAACTCCAAAGCAATACAACATCATCAAAGAAGCGATGAAGGCTTACACAAACAAGTTGATGATAGGAATTACAACTGCCGGTGACAATATGAACTCATTTTGTTATCAAAGACTTCAGTATTGTAAAAAAATATTGGATAAAACTGTCACAGACGAGCAGTACTTCGTGTTTATTGCTGAAGCAGATGCAGACGAAAATGGAAATGTTGATTATACAAATCCAATTACTCACGAAATGGCAAATCCTGCATTTGGAGTATCAATCAGACCTGAAGATATCCTCAATGATGCAATGCAAGCACAAAATGATCCGCAACAACGTAAAGACTTTTTGTCAAAATCGTTGAATGTCTACACATCGTCAGTTAAAGCATATTTCAATCTTGATGAATTTAGAAGAAGTGATGATAAGTATGATATCGGAATAAAAGACAATGGTGAAGTTGATTATAGAGTTCTTTCAAATCTCGATGTTGAGTGGTTTGGTGGTGCTGACTTGTCCAAAATGTTTGACCTTACAGCCACGTGCCTATATGGCGAAGTGAAAAGTGGAAAGTACAAAGGTCTAAACATTGCCATCACACACGCATTTTATCCAATCATTAGAGCACAAAACATGCAAGATGAATTGAATATTCCCTATTTTGGTTGGAGTGATGATGGTTGGTTGACCTTTTCTAATCATAGTGTTGTAAACTATTCCGAAGTTGTTAATTGGTTCAAAGAAATGCGCGATAAACATAAGTTTAAAATCAGAGAAATAGGATTTGACAGACAGATGTCGCGAGAATTTGTTAAGGAAATGGAACAAGCAAAATTCAAGATGATTGACGTTCCACAAAAATACTGGGTTAAATCTGAAGGGTTCAGACACATAGAGCACAAAGTTAAAAAAAGAGAGTTTTACTACATACATTCGGAAGCATATGAATACTGTGTGGAAAATGTACGTGCAGTAGAAACCCAGGAAGATAGAGTGCGCTATGAGAAAACTGATGATAACTTAAAAATTGACTTATTCGATGCAAGTGTCATGGCCTGTGTCAGACATTTGGAAAACATAACAGATAGCAAACCGAGTGTATCGGATTATTACGCAGCTATTAGAAAGGAGAAAAATGGGAATATTTAATCAATTATTTACAAGATCAAGAGAAGACCCTCCAAAAGAACAATCAAATATAGGTTATCTCGACAAAAGTGACTTTCCTTCGCTTTTCTTTCAAGGGTACACGCCGTTAGATAAGCATCCAGAGTTCGTTGCAGGAGTCGATAAAGTCGCGGATTTGATTTCAAATATGACAATTCATATTATGTATAAAAATGAAAAAGGTCATGAAAAACGAGTCAGAGATGGACTTTCAAGGAAACTTGATATTAATCCAAACCAGTACATGACTCGTAAAACGTTTATCAATAACATCGTAAGGAACCTCTTGTTGTATGGAAACCAAGTCACGCTACCGCAATATGGTAGCGGTTATTTACAAGACTTAGTTCCTATCACAAGAGGTAATGTATCATTCAATCCGAAACCCGTAGGATATTCAATAACAATCTCCACAAAAGAATACAAACCAGACAATGTGCTTCACTTTGTTCTTAATCCGGATCCAAATTTTCCTTACAAAGGAATGGGCCACAGATTAGTGCTGAAAGATGTTCTTGAAAACTTAACAACAGCAAATAAGACAAAGAAAGCATATATGTCTCAAAAATACTCTCCCTCAATGGTTATTGCTGTTGAAGCAGATGGAGATGCCAAAGATTGGGCGGACACAAGGGATTCTATTATTGATGATTATGTTTCTTCTGATGAGGCTGGAAGACCGATGGTTATTCCTTCATCAATGCTAAAGGTGGAATCTGTAAAACCATTAACGTTACAGGACTTAGCGATTAACGATGCAGTACAAATTGATAAGAAAACAGTAGCAGCGGTTTTAGGGATTCCTGCTTTTTTGTTGGGTGTTGGAGATTTCAAGAGAGATGAATACAACAATTTTATTGAAACAAAAGTTAAATCAATCGCAACAATCATTCAACAGGAAATGACAAAGAAACTAATCATTTCCGACGATATGTTCATTAGACTAAATCATCACTCACTACTCGATTATTCACTTACAGAATGGGCGAAAATTGGTAAAGATTTAAGAGCAATTGGAGTTATGTCCGGTAATGAAGTCAGAAACAAGGTTGGGCTTGAATTTGATGACAACGAAGATCTGAACAAATATGTAATGCTTGAGAACTATTTAAACGTAGAAGACATAGGCAAACAGAAAAAACTAGATAAAGGTGGTGAATAAATGGAAAAAAGAATATCATACTTTCAAAGTGATTTAAAAACTCGCTCAGAAAGTGATGAAAAGATCCTCGAAGGGTATTTCGTTGTATTTAATCAGGAAACAGAATTATGGCAAGGTGTTTACGAAGAAATTGCACCAAGTGCTGTAGTTAATAGTTTAAAGACTAACGATATTAGGGCACTGTTCAATCATGACGCAGCAATTGTTCTTGGAAGAGTTGGTAATCAAACATTAGAATTAAAAGCAGATGAACACGGTCTATATGGTCGTGTTTTTATTAACTCTGATGATCGAGAAGCAAACGACATCTATGCTCGTGTTTCACGTGGAGATATCAATCAATGCTCATTTGGTTTTTATCCCTTAGAGGAAGAAGTTCAAAGAGATCAAGAAAGAGATACAACAAAATTCATCGTTAAAGAAGCCGATGTTATTGAAGTATCGATTGTTGCGTGGGGCGCTTATTCTACGACTGAAATATCGGCAAGGAGTCGAGCTAAACAAGTCGAAGATATTAAAGAACGTGAACGCAAAGCAAAACTCAAAGAGTTTAGAAGCAAATACGGAAAGGAGTCATTATGACAGAACAAGGATTAATCTCTCACAAAATTAGACTTAAAAAGGATTTACTAGCGAATCAAAAAAATGATTTAAGCGAAATCAAACAACGGGAACAGGAAGTGTATTCAAAAATAACTGATGGATCAACTACTGAAGAAATCGAGTCAGTTGAAAAAGAACTAGTACCAATCAAGGAAGAAGGCGAAGCAAAAGAAACAGAGGTCAAAAAAACTGAAGAAGATATCGCTGAGTTAGAGAGAGAATTGATTGAAGTACAAAAAGAATTAGCACCACCAGCGCTAGAAGGCGGAGAAGGAGAACAAAGAAATATGGACAAAGAATTATTGCTAGAACAACGAGATGCTGTTAATGCATATATCCGAAAAAAAGAAATGCGTGCAGTAGATGGCATTACATCGACAGATGCTGCATTGGTTATACCCGAAGAAGTAATCTATAGAACAGATGACGAAGTCGGAGAAGTTCCTTCATTACGTCATTTAGTAAGCGTCCAACCTGTTAAGCGAGCATCAGGAAAAAAACCTATTCGTAAACACGCAACTAACCGGCTTAACTCAGTTGCTGAATTAGAAGCAAACCCAGAACTTGCAAAACCAGTATTTACTGAAGTTGATTGGAGTGTAGAAACGTATCGGGGAGCTATACCTATTGCGCAAGAAGCAATCGAAGACGCAGAAGAAGATTTGACAGCACTCGTGGAGAAAGATGCAAAAGAACAAAAAATTAATACAGAAAATTATTTAATCACTACTGCTTTAAAATCATTCACACCGCTAACAATCAAAAGTGTAGATGATCTGAAAGATTTACTAAACGTTAAAATCAAACGTGCATATACCAAGAATTTGGTAATCACATCAAGCGCATTCAATATCTTAGATAAACTAAAAGATAAAGACGGTCGCTACCTATTACAACCTGATGTAACCGGATCCACTAGCGGCAAACTACTCGGTAAAACTGTAGAAGTTATCGATGATGAATTATTTGGGTCAGCGGGAAATGCAACTGGATTTATTGGCGATACTAAACGTGCTGCACTTTTATCAGACCGTAAACAATTGGAAATCAAATGGGTTGATCATCACATTTATGGAGAATACTTGCGTGCAGGTGCTCGTATGGGGGTTGATGTTCAAGACACAAATTCAGGATTCTTTGTAACGTTTGATATCAAAGAAGAAACTGGTGAAGGAGCCTAAAACTCCTTCTTTCTTTTGAAAGGAGAAAGATATGAAATATGTTGTTGTAGTCCCATTTAATGATTTGCAAGACGGAGAGAAACGATATGAAGTTGGCGATGAATACCCAAGAAATGGGTTAAAGTCGACTCAAAAACGTATTAAAGAACTTGCTACTGAATCAAATATGCGCGGACTTGTATTGATTGAGAAGGTGAAAGTCGATGACCCAACCAAAGCTTGATCTCTTAGAATTAACGAAATCTAAACTCGGTATTTTGAGTACTGATAGAGATACTCTCATTACTGCGATTATTGATGGAGTTAAAAGCGAACTAAATGATTTTAACAATATCACGTACAATTCTGATGATGCAGCTTTAAATATGTATATATCTGAGCTATCTTGTTGGCGGTATCAAAATGCAGGTAACCCTTCATTACCTCCCTATCTGAGACTTTGGCTAAACAATCTCATTTTAAGGGGGATGAAAACTGATGAACCGTAAGATCACATTCGATTCAATTTTAAAATTGGTTGTAGTAAATTCAACAGGTCAAAATGACTTGGGAATTCCAAACAAAAAGGAATCGGAGAGAAGTGTCTATTGCAAAGTGCTTCCAATCGGACAAAATGCAGATTTTCAAGCTCGGCAACTTGGAGTAAAGTGGGATAAAAAATTTGCTATTCACTCTTTTGAGTATAATGGAGAACAAATAGTTATTCATAACGGAATGCGTTACTCGGTTGAGCGCATATATGGAGAAAACTTGAATGAAGTAGAGCTTACCTGTTCGGAGATTCGAGGTGTCTGATTTGAAAGATTTGGGAAACTTAATAGTAGAAACGATTCATGATTACAGTAATGAAGTAAAAAATGGAATTGACTTAACTGCTGAAGAAGTTGGTAAAAAAACAATGAGTAAAGTCAGAAGCGGAGCTCCGGAAAGGACAGGTAAGTATCGAAAAGCCATCTCATTAAAGGTCGAAAAGCAATTATTAGGTAATAAAAAGGTGACAGTTTATGTTAAGAAGCCTTATTACAGACTTGCTCATTTGTTAGAGCATGGTCACGCTTTAAAAAACGGTGGTAGAACTCAATCATTCAAACACTGGGAACCTGCAGAAAAAGAAGCTGTAGAGAGCTTTGTTAAGGGGGTCTCACAAGTTATTGAAAATGGAGGTAAGCATGGAATATAAAACTATTGTAAAAAGAATACAAGAAATTAATATCCCAAGCGTTTATCATCATTGGGATGCGGAGGATGTTCCGAAACTACCCTATATAGTTCATATGATGAATGGTAGGGATGATAGAAGTGCGGACAATATTAATTTCAATAAAATTCAAAATGTAACTATTGAATTATATTCTGCAAATCCCGACTTCGTAAACGAAGAAAAAATTGAAATAATTCTTGAACAAATGGGATTATTCTATACTAAGAGTGATCCCTTTTATCTTGATAAAGAAATGATGTACCAAACTATATATGAATTTAAATTCATGGAAGGAAAAAAATATGACAACTAAAAAACAAGCATTTTTCGGACTCTCGCAAGTCCATATTGCATTCCATAAAGCAGATGGAACATTTGATAAGCCTGTACACATCCCAGGTGCAGTGAGCTTCACACCTTCTACCGTCGGAGAGAACTCAACATTTGCTGCAGATAATGACCCAAACTATTTTGCACACTCTACTAATGGAGGATATACAGGTGATATTACTCTTGTCGACTTTCCGGATGAAGTAGTTGCCAAAATGTATGGTTGGGAAATTACTGCAAATGGAGCACTTCGTGAAGTAGCCAACGGTAAACCAACTGCATTTGCTCTCATGTTTGAAGAAGACGGTAATATGACAAGTAAACGATATGTCTATTACAACGTAGTTGCAGGTCGATCAGCACGTGAAATGCAAACGACAGCAGATACAACTGAACCAGCACCAAGTGTTGCTTCATTAACTATGCGACAATTTGAAATCGATGGGAAACCAGTAATTAAAGATTCGATGGCAAAAACTGAAGAAAATGCAGCAGCATTTGAAAGTTTCTACACAACTGTGAATGGACAAACTGAAGGAGCGTAAAAGCTCCTTTTCTTTTTAAGGAGGAACTATGAAGTTAAAAATTCCGAATAATAAAAATATCGAGTGTTTCGAAGTAGCATTTACGCCGATAACCCCAGATATATACTTTCAACAATTTCGCCGTGATTTATCGTTAGATATTATTACTTCTCGTGCTTCACAAGGCGATTTAGGTATGACTTTAACGCAACGGATCATTTGGAGTTGCTGTATGACTCAAAATCATGAATTCATGCAATTTCAAGAGTTCTTAGAAATTATCGATGGAAGCATTAGCGCCTATCTAACCGAATGGGGCCCCGATGTAGATAAGTGGTTAATGCCTATTATCGATAACTTATTCTCATGAGACTGATTAAGTATGGAGGATTAGAGTTTCCAATAAACGCAAATGTGTTAACAGGTTTTTTTTATAGACAACAATTTGGCAGAGATTTTTTAGGTGACCTATTAGAAATGATAACCAAAACTAATACACTGGTAACACCAAAAATTGTGTGGTCACTGGCAAAATCTCATGACTTTGATCTAGTCGACTATGATCAATGGTTATTAAAACTAAAAGAAGGGCCTGCAGACTATGAAGGTATCTTGATAGAAACAAACAAATTTCTTCGTAAAGTCGATATAGATACAAAGAAATCCGAAAATACTGAACATTATGAAGTGAAGTCACTCGCTACTGCAGCAAAACTTGGATTTGATTTGGAGACTCTAAAATTGCTATTGCCAAGTGACTTGATAAATGCTGTTTCACAACCCCAGTTGCGAAAAGCTACGAGCGAAGAATTCCAAGAGTTCTTTGGATAGAAAGGAGATATTATGTCTTATGTAAAAGGTATAAATATTGTCATAGGTGCAGATACTACACAATTAGATGCTGCACTAAATAAGATCGATCGTAATACCAAGTCTCTTAATAAAGAATTACGAGATGTAAATAACTCCCTTAAATTCGACCCTAAGAACACTGATCTGTTGGCACAAAAACAGAAAATACTTGGCGAGAGGGTAAATGAAACAAGCAAAAGATTGGATGCATTAAGACAAGCCCAGGAACAAGTAAATCAAGCCTATAAAAATGGTGACATCCCCGAAGAAGAATATCGGCAGTTTCAAACTGAAATTGCGAAAACTGAATCGCAATTAAAAGGATATCAGGATCAGCTAAAAAAGGTTCGCGTCGAATACGCACATCACTCTTCTAAGCTTGGTGTCGCATCTGAAGGTCTCAAAGACTTTGGGAATAAAGCATCAGATGTATCAAGAAAACTTGCACCTGCTTCTTTAGCTGCGGGTGCTGCATTAGGGCTAGCAGCTAAATCAGCAATCGACTTTGAAAGTGCTTTTGCAGGTGTAGAAAAAACTGTTGATGGTACATCTGAACAAATGGCTAACCTTAAGCAAGGAATTCGAGATATGGCAAAAGAAATTCCTTCTTCCACCACCGAGATTAGTGCAGTTGCTGAAGCTGCTGGACAACTTGGGATAGAAACAGAAAATGTTCTAGACTTTACCCGTGTAATGATTGACATGGGTAACTCAACTAACTTGTCCGCGGAAACTGCGGCTACTACACTCGCAAGATTTGCTAACGTAACGAAGATGAGTCAAGGTGATTTCGACAAACTAGGATCAACAATAGTTGCGCTTGGAAATAACTTTGCAACGACTGAAGCAGAAATTGCAGCAATGGCTATGAACTTAGGGGCTGCAGGTACACAAGTTGGAATGTCTCAAGCAGACATTTTAGCACTTGCGACATCTTTAAGTTCTGTAGGCATTGAAGCGCAAGCGGGTGGAACCGCTATGAGTAAACTCATGATTGAAATGCAGTTAGCATCAGAAATAGGGCTCAATGCTTTCGGGCCACTAGAGACTGCAGCAAAAAGAGTGGGTTACAGTATTGCAGATGTTAATAAAGCTGTGAACAATGGCGGAAAACCATTAAAAGAAATGGCTTCAAAAATGAGCATGACAACTAAGGAACTCAGACAAATGCATGCGGAAGCTGCCGGTGCGGAAGCAGTTCTAGAAGATTTTGCTAAAATCGCAGGTCTATCTGTAGACGAATTTGCGAAAAAATTTAGTGAAGATGCAGTTGGAGCGCTTCAATTATTCATTAACGGTCTTAACGATACTGAAAGAAATGGAGCAAGTGCCTTAGCAGTTTTAGATGACATGGGAATTACTGAAGTTCGTCTTAGGGATGCAGTTCTTCGTTCTGCCAATGCTACAGACATTTTAGCTTCTGCTGTGGATATGAGTAGTGCTGCTTGGGGTGAAAACATCGCGTTAACTAATGAAGCAAATCAAAGATATGGAACGACTGAATCTAAACTACAAGTTACTAAGAATCGCTTCAATGATTTAGCAATTTCACTGGGCGAAAAAATACTTCCTCATTTGAATACATTCTTGGAATGGCTCGGTAATTTGGTTGACAAATTTGATGATCTTTCACCAGGTATGCAAGAATTCATTGTTAAAGCATTGGCAATCACTGCTGCAAGTGCACCACTCATAGGAACAATTGGTAAATTATCAAGCGGTCTTGGCGGTCTTTTAGGAGCTGCAGGAAAAGCTAGACGAGCATTAGGTCTACTTACTTCTCCAGCTGCAAGTGCAACTGCATCAATGGTTGGAGTGGGAAGCGCCTCAACTGTAGCATCTGGAGGACTGTTGGCTTCTGTTGGTGGTCTTAGTGGACTTGCTGCAGGATTAGGCGGTGCAGTCGTTGCTGCAGCACCATTTGTTGCTACTGTAGGTGCAGTTGCCGCAGGTGGTTATTTAGTGTATAAGACAATGCAAGAGGAAGCAATTCCTTCGGTTGACTTATTTGCAGACCATGTTCAAGTTGCTGCACAAAATGTATCCAATGACTACGGCATGATGACACAAGCAATTCAGACGGAAACCGTAAAAATATCTGAAGATACACAAAGTAGGTTGCAAAATTATTTAGACATGTCTCAAGCGGTTCAACAGGAGTCTATGAACATGTATCTCGGATTAACCGAAATCACGGATACTAATATTGCTTCCTTAATGGAAAAGAATCAAGGGCTAACTGACTCAGTGATTACAAATATTAATCGTCAAAAAGAAGATAGCTTAACTGCATATCATGAAATGTTTAATAATACCACAGTAACAACTGCGGAGCAGGAAGCGGAAATTCTGAGATTAGTAACTGAAGGTAGTCAAAATAGAATCAATGATGTTAATGGACTCAAAGAAGAATTGAACATTATTTTTGCTCAAATTAAAGAACAAGGAACAGCGGCTACAGCTGATCAACAGCAATCCATTGATTCTTTGTATGAGCAGATGAAAACTCAAGCAGTGCAATCTATGGCCGACTCAGAGGCTGAACAAAGCGTGATTTTAAATAGGTTGTCTGGATCAAGTCAAAGAGTTACTGCGGAAATGGTTGGTGAGTCAGTTAAACAATTCAATACTTTATATGATGAATCTGTTTCAAAAGCCGGAGCACAACGTGATGAAGTTGTAAAACAAGCCGAACTTATGAAATCGGAATTAGGTGGAGAATATTCTACCCTTGCCGATCAAGTAATAGCAGATGCCAATAGGCAATATGAAGCTACAGTATCGGCATCCTCTAAGACACGGACTGAAGGATTAGATAAACTTCAAGGCGCATACGGTGAATTATATAAGGAAATCGACATTAACACCGGAAACATTCTTAACTCAGGTCATAAATTCGAGAGGTTCTGGAACAGTCAAAGATATGAAGACAAACGAGCAGTAATAGTCACTGAATATCGAAATGAATATACCGAAAGAAACTACCGAAGTGGTGGTAATTACTATCCAGGGTATAACGATGGCCTAGACTTTGTTCCACATCATAACTTCGTTGCCAGATTGCACAAGGGTGAACGCGTTTTAACTGCTGATGAAAACCAACAACTTAAGTCTCAAGGATTCCTTGATTCGATGAAGGGGAAATTAAGTGAAATTGGTTCGTATGTCAATAACATTGATCAATCTCAATTCACTCAAAACGTCACACTTGCAGGAACATATGTAGTGCGAGAAGATGCCGACATTAAAAAAATTGCGCGAGAGTTGAGTAATGAAATGAATAGACAAAGGAGGGGATAATATGACTTTCTCAAGAAGAAATATAAAGAGAAGTAATACTTTTATGTTTGGTGAACATGATTTATCAGATGTAGTTGTTGTTGAAAAAATACTAAGACAGGTTATCCCTTCTGTCATAAATCAAGGCATTAGCATTGGCGAGAGGGATGGTCGTTATTTTCAAAGAAACAAAATTGAGTCTCGATATATAAATGTATCACTACGATTTATCGAAGACTCATATGAAGATGTTCAAAGCAGAGTGATCGAACTCGGAAAACTTCTTTATTCGCTTAAACCGCAAAAATTGGTACTACGTGATAGCGAACTTTATAACTATGCGATTGTATCTCAAATTACAGATGTCGAAAAGACTGTTTATACAGGGGTTTGTGAAGTCGTATTCGAATGTTTTGACCCATTTAATTATGGGAAGCATATAACGTTTCCATTAGAAGGTACTACAACTGTAGTTAATGCTGGAAGTGCATCAACACAAGGTATTGCTACTTTAACAACCCAAGCATCAAATTCAGTAACAATCACTTTAAATGATGGTCAATTCATCAAAGTGAACGGGCCAATAGTCGAAGGTGCAACAATGATTGTAGATTTTAAAAATCAGAAAGTCACTATCAATGATAATTTGGTCATGAACAAGATTAGTTTAGAGAGTGACTTTTTTTCTATTCCTTCGGGAGAAAGCTCTATTTCGGTAGCTGGAGCAACTGGCGAAATAACGTTTACAGAGAGGTGGATCTGATTATGTGGCTGCTCGATAAAGACGATAATCTAAAAGAGAAGCTGATTGTAGAATCGGCTATTCACTCGCAAGTAGTAAATGGCTTAAATACACTTGAGTTCGAATGTCAAAATGCAATTGAAAAGTATGATCGAATTGTTTATAAGAATGAGCGCGGTCATTGGGAAGAATTCATTGCTCAACGAGTAACTGACGGTCGTTACTCATCAAATGTCTATGCAGAGCATTCATCGTATGAGCTCTATGCAAGTTATGTTGGAAATAGAAGACCTACCGAAGTTCCTTCGAAGCATTTAGAAATACTTCTGTCTGAGACGAGGTGGAAAGTTGGACATGTGGAAATAGGGAACCCATATTATTTGTCGTATTATTACATGCCAATCTACACTGCTATCCAAAATCTATGTGTAAAAATTGAAGGTGAAGTTCAATTTAGAATTACTGTAGAAAATGGAAAAATTAAAGACAGGTTTGTCGATATTTTAAACAAAGTAGGAAGTGATGTTGGGAAGAGGTTTACGTACACCAAAGATTTAGAAAGTGTCACAAGAACAATTTTAGATGATGAAGTTTATACTGCTTTGATTGGTCGTGGACGAGGCGAAGAAATTGAAGATACAGGTGGCTTCGGAAGAAGAATTATGTTCACAGATCTTAATAAAGTTGATAGTCCTAAAGGAACTGAGTATGTATTCGACTTAGATGCATTAAACAAATGGGGTATTGAAGACGGAAATATACGTCGACATCGTTTTGGTATCGTTGAATTTGACGATATCGAAGATACAGAAGAACTTTACATAGCAACAAAGAAAAAACTTCAAATAGTTAAAGAACCTCGAGTGTCTTATGAGTGCAGTGTAGTGTTATTGGACGAACCACATGAGAATGTATCAATCGGAGATGTTGTTGCAATCATAGACAAAGATTTTTTCGGTAACGAAATTAGAATTAAAGGGAGAGTCATTCAACTCAATAAAGACTTGTTGAACTCAAACAATTCAACAGTTACCCTTGGAAATTTTGTAAAGTCATTTGTTACCGAAACAATCTCTTTAACTGACTACGTCAATAATTTTAGATCTAAAAGTGGAGTATGGGACCGCTCAAATGCATTTGATTCAAATAATCAATTAGCAGGGTCATACATTAAAGACTTACTTGATGCATGGAATGATAATATCAACCAAACTGGTGGTTATGTTTATGCAGAACTTGGTAAAGGGATCATGACATATGATAAACCAATAGATGAAAATCCAACTAAAGTCACTCAATTAATTGGTGGGTCATTAAGAATTGCCAATTCGAAACTATCAAATGGTGATTGGGACTGGAGAACGGTATTAACCGGAGATGGTATTGCGGGTCAAGAAATTATTGCTAATTCTATAACAGTAAACAAAGTTTCTAGCGACTTTGGAGCGAGTCTAGACTTATGGTCCAATGAAGCGATAACTGCATTGGTAAAAGATATAGGTACGCTAGATAATGGTCAAAACTTGATTGTTGGAGCTAATGGAGAACTCGGGTACAACGGCTGGGAGTTTTCTCAACCAGGATTGTACCCACCATTCGCGCCACCTCACGTACCAATGAGTAGAATTACTCCTACATTCATCGTGGAGAAAGTTCATTCACTATCTAAATCTGCTCTAAAATTCTTCACTGAAGGTAAAGCATTATCTCCGGTTGCGTATATAGTTCCAAACGAAATTTATTCATTGAGACTAAAAAGACAATTGGGTATGCAAAGTTTTAGTGTGTCAATTATTGAGTTTAATGCCGGCATGCTTCAATTGAAGAAAACGAGCGTTGTATTTGACGATGCCAATGAATATGAAGATGTATCCTTTAAACCAACAAGTGAAACAATGTATGCAAGATTTGAAATTGAAACACATGACAACATGTCTCTCGTATTAACTGAAATAATGTTTAATCGAGGAACACCTTCGATTTGGAAGGAAAGCTCTGAAGAAGTAAGGGTGTATGCTGAAACGATTGTACAAGTCTTAGACAACAAACTCAAAATCGATATTGAAGAAGTTGAACGCGGAGTTGATGGATTAAGTCATGATATCCACAATGCAGGGGTTGAAATCAATGCTAAAGAAGGAATCACAACCTATGGTGATATGTTTAGGGTAATGGATTCAAAAAGGCAGAGAGATGTATTCAAGGTAGTAACGGTCGAAGGAAAAGAAGAAGTCAAAATGCTTGGGTCAATCCAATCCGAGGGAGGAGAAATTGCTTTCGACAGCGAAAATAAGGAAATCAAAATCGGAAGTGCGAAATTTAAAGGGTCAATCATTGAGGGCACACCTTCATTACATATAGATGCTAATCGACTTAATATTGGTGATCCAAACAGCGAAGTTTCATTTATGATGAGAATCAGAGATGAAAACTTTCTTGTGCAATTTGCTAGTACGGGAACAAGATCGATGGGGATAGATAACATAAATATTAGACAATCAGGTTACGCTATCGGAAGCAGCGATAAAAGATTAGGATTTATTTACCTTCAAAACCAACCAAATGTATCATCTGATAAGCGATACAAATACAACGTATCTCAGATTGATGACTTGTTGCTTGATGAATTTGAAAATCTTCAGCGTAAGTCTTTTGTTACTAAACATGATGATAAATATAGTTTCGGTTATATCGCACAAGATGTAGAACGTTGCTTATACAAATACATTCTAAAAGTATGGGGATATAGTGAAGCTAATCAATGGCTAAGCAGATTTAAATTGCTTGCGCGTGGAGAAAGTTATCTATCCCTGCTATATGCAGAAGTAGACATCATAATGGCTGAAGTGGAAACAAGAGCTCGTAAACGAGAAATCGAAGAATTGCGTAAACAACTTGAAGAACAAAAGAAAGAACATCAACAGTTAAGAAATGACTTTGATGCATTGATGCCGATACTAAAAGAAAAGGGAGTGATATAGAAAATGAAATCACCTAAACCAAATGGCACACCAATTACAGAATACACATTCACAGACTATGATCCAAACAGTGATCTCTATGATGCAAATTTCGCTAAAGAAATCGTTAAATCCTTGACAAAAATAACTGATTCAATAACAAAAGGAAGCGGAGTAACAGACTTAGTACGAAATAAGGTTTCGAGAATAGGGAACATTGTGTTTGTTGAAATAGCAGGGACATTTACAACAGGTACAGGAAATAAAGTTGTGGGCACTATTCCAGATGATACTGTGCCAGAACGTGCACTACGTGTCATTGGTGTTGCTTTAACGTCATCAAGTGGTTACGGAGCACAACAATTCATTATTAATCAAGGAACACGAGAAATAGTAGCAGAGAATATCCCAACTTCAGCACAAGGGGGAGCATTTCAATTAAATATTAGTTATACAATTTAAAGGAGCAACTATGAACGAAATCATATTATTCATTAAAAGCGATCCATTATGGGTCGCTTTAGTATTATTACCGCTAGCAATCATAGCGAAGAATTTACTCGGTGCAGGACATGCACAACAATCTAATAAATTGAACTGGAACTATCTGAAACGTGGATTATACAAAGGATTACTAATTTACACGGCAATCGCAGTTCTGTCCGTCATGGCAGCTCTAAGTAATGATTTGAGTGTCATTGTTAATGGAACGAGTTTAACACTCGTACAAGCCGTTACTGTGATAATCACGGGTGCAGTTGCCGTATACGTGAAGGATATCTTTTCACTATTTCTATTAATCTTTAAACAACCAACAACTATTGATGAAAATAAAGTAATTAAAACGGAAAGCGGCACTTATGAGTACCGGGAGGACAAATAATGTCATGGAGCGATAACGGAACATTAAGAACAAGTGGTAATGCAGGTTATGTTTTACCGGATAACCCTTATCCTGAAGTTCCTGACTGGCACTGGAAACGACGTAATATAACTGGTGGGTTTTGGAATAGCGATGAAAGCTATCCTTATAGGCCACATAGTGGAGTTGATTACGGTGCGAATAAAGGAGAAACAGTAGCATCTTATGATTATGGAGAAGTCATCTATTGTGGTTGGGATGATGTCTTCGGAAATATTGTTATGATATATCATCCAGCTATTGATAAAACCACGCTGTACGCTCATTTAGATAGCTTTATCGTATCTAAAGGTCAACATGTCAAAGCGCAACAAAAAATCGCTACAGTAGGTAATACAGGCTCGGTAAACGGAGTTGGTTACGGAGATCATCTTCATATTGGAATTCAAGATGGAAAATCAACGAATTTATATAAATATGATAATACATGGCACGACTTTGATACATTCGATTATCAAAGTAACATAATTCAAAAGGAGAAATCGCCAATGATTTTATTTGATACAAGCAATGGTAAAGATGGAAACTTTACATTCGCTCAGGATGCTCATGTCCTGAGCGAGCCAAACTGGACAACAGGTACTCGCCTTACAACATATAAAGCAGGAGAAACTGTACTATTTGAAGGTATGACCTTTGCAGATAATCACACATGGCTCTTTTATACTAAAGATGGCGCTAAGCGCTATGTCCCAATTCAAAAAGGAAATCCTTTTGGAAATTTTGTGTAGGTGATTTAATGGACGAAAAAGAACTAAGTCTGTTGGATGCCATTCATAAAGTAGATAAACGTGTTGTTAACTTAGAAAGTAAGATTGATGACAGTGTGAATGGCAGGTTTAAAGATATTGAACGAAGAACTACAAAACTTGAAGATAATCAACGTTGGTTAGTTCTTGCTGTAGTTGGTGCTGTTGTAGCCGCACTATTAAAAATAGTATTGAAGTAAACTAAAGCCACTCTCTTGATTGAGGGTGGCTTTTTTTATTCGTATAGATATACGCTCTTGCATAAAGAACACAAAATGTGTAATAATACCAACAAGAGGAAATTATGGGCATAAATTGGAGTTTGGTGATGTGAATCACTTTTTATTATGTCCCTTCTTATATGGTATAATACACATAGGAGGAAACATTATGGTATCGTTGATAACTTCTGATCCGCTGGAATATAAAAATGCTAGAGAGATAAATGTAGTTCATTGGCTGCTTTCGAAAGAGCAAATGAGTCACAAAAAAATTCAAAAAATGGCATACTACCTACAAGCGTGGAGTGTTACTTTAAATGATGTTGATTTCATTCCTGGGTTTGAATTTGAGGGATGGGTTCATGGTCCTGTAAATATGAATATATGGCACATTTGTAAGGATTTTGGATGGCGAGATATAATGATTAACAAAGAATCAGAAGACTCAATAATGGCAGAAATGGAGCAAGTATGGGGAAAAGACCAAATAGAAATAATGGAGTTGGTTTGGAATACATACGGTAATTACACTGCCAATGAGTTAGAAGCGTTGACACATTCCGAAGTCCCTTGGATAAATTCTAGACTTGGTAAAACAGATTTTGAAAGAAGTAGAAACAAAATTAAAAGAGAAGATATGAAAAATTATTATATCAATTTTTTTGAACAGTAAATTGAAATGGCAAAATCAAAAGGAACGATAAAAGTTCAATTTCCAAAATCTACACCAGTCTCAAAATCAATTCCAAAATCACTAAATAAAAGTGACGTTTATGTTGATGAATCCGCACTTAACTTAAAGCCGTCTGTTGATATTAGATTTCTAAACCAATCTAGTAAGTGCTTCAAGCATGCGTTCCAAACTTTTAAAAATAATAAGAAAGCAACTAATGACTTTTATGATGACTTTCAAAAGTTTCTATTTGATTTTTCTTCTCTTGAAAATATAGAGGTTGCTAAAAAAAGATATGCATCACATAAGAACGGATCAAAAATTTCAAAATCCAATAGTTTTGTAAAAAGTATTGTCGATTCCTTACCAGAAGATGTTGGGAAGTATGTTGAGGATGAATTAGACCATTTGCACCTTAAGGCTAATGGTAAAGGGAAGGCAGTAGTATTCGGTTTTACACATATCTCAACATTTTATATTGTTGGATTGGATCCAATCCATGAATTTGCATAATAGATTGAATACTACACACTAAGTGTGTGCGGAATGAGGTTGTACTATATGAATAAACAGAATTTGTAATTGATTTCACCTAGAAAATAGCCTACTATATGAATGGCTATTTTATTTTTATGTCGAACTACAATGAAGGTGAAGTTATGAACGGCTATTACAAACGTGTAAATATAGATGTTGAATTAATATACAATTCAAAAGGTAAGATTCACCTACTTGCTATGTACTGGGGTGACAAACGTTTTGAAATAACGGAGTTTGAATCTAGGGCTTTCGTTAAGAGTGAAACTGGATTTGTATCTGAACTGTACTTGGCAACGATTGATGGTAAACAGAAGAAGATTTACTTCTCTGAGGGATTGTTCTTTGTAGAGATTGTAAGATAA